GTTTTATGGGCCAATGGACCGGCACCGCCGGGTCGTTGGCCGCCGACTGTCACCACCTAATGGAGGACCGCCAAGAGATGGCCGCGACGATCGACAAGCTGGAACAGGAAAACGCCGACCTCCGCCGGGCGGTGGAGGAGCGGCTGGGCGGGTCATGCTGCGACGGCGGGCAGTGCCACCCGCAGGCCGTGGCAGACGAACCGGCGTCGATCCCGGTCGACTGGATCCTCCGGGGCGAGGCCGCGCTGAAGGCCGATCGCGAGATCCCGCGGTTTCGGGGCGACAGCATCATGGCGGCCGCCCCCGACGCGGAGGCCCCGCCGGCGGAGCAGCTGCTGATCCAGACGCTCGAGGTGATCCGCGACCGCCGGCCGAAGTACGGCGGGCCGAAAAAGCATTTCGCCCGCACGGTCGGCATGATTAACGCCGCGTTCGCCGAGGTGCTGAAACGTCCGCTGACTGAGGCCGACTGGGCCATCATCATGACGCTCGACAAGGTGGCCCGGTACATGGGGCCAAGCAAGACCGCAGACGGGCCGATTGACCTGGCGGGGTACGCCGCCTGCCTGGCCGAAGTCGAGGCACCATAGCCCCTCCGATTGCGAAGCCTGCCGCCGTACCGTGACGGGGCGGAGGCTGACGTGATCGCGGACGCACATTTCAGATCGAGCGGCGGACGGCGGGAGGCCATTGCGGCCCCGTCGGATTCGACGTCGCTGGCTAAGACGTTTACCCCGTCCCAAGAGTTTTGGGGCAAGAAGACGTCGCGCGAGCCGGCCCCGCAATCGCGGGCCGCGATCGAGCTGGCCGCCTTCCGGCTGGGCGTCAAGCCGGCCACCCTCGCCAAGGCGATCGCGATGGGGGTGTTTGATGGCTGACAGCCTTACCGACGTTCTGTCGGGCACCATTCGCACGGTGATGACCTGGGAGCGGACCGACGGCCAGGAAATCGGGTCTTACGTCAACGCCAAGACGATCTTCACCGATTACCCGATCACCGATGGGAGCGGCGTCGGTCAGGCGGATCTGGTCTTCGCCGACAGCCGGACCGTAGCGGCCGGCGTGATGGAGGAGTTCGATCTGACCAGCCTGACCCAGACAACGCTCGGCACGTCGGTGCCGTTCGCGTTCGCGCAGGTCCGTTGCATCAAGATCCGCAACACGGCCACGGTCACCGGCCGCCGCCTGCTGATTGGAGTGGCCCCCGGCGCGCCGACGTCGGTCTACGCCGCCGAGGTCGGCCCGGGCAGTGAATGGTTCGCCATCAACTACCGGGACGCCTGGGATGTGACGGCCGACAACAAGATCTTCAGGCTGTCGAACCCGAGCGGTGCGGCGGTTACCTACGAGCTTTACATCTTTGGCACCGCGGTGGCCCCCAGCTAATGCCCACGTTTTCCCTCGCAGGCCAGTTGCGGTTTCAGCCGACGTGGACGGACACGCTGTCGACCACGGACGTCGTCGATTCGGTCGAGATCATTCGGGCGCTGACGTTCGCCAACGGCACCGGGTCCGGCCAGGCAAACGCCTACTGGCGCGACGTGCGGACGGTGGCGGCCACGACCAATGATTTCGTTTTGCTGACGTCGCTACCGGTCAACGTGTTCGGTGGCACCAGCACGCTCAACATGGCATCGGTGAAGGGCGTCTACGTTCGCAACATGTCGGCGACCGTGACATTGAAGTACGGCATCGACGACGGAGACGCGCGGCCGGAAATCCCGCCTGGCGGATTCATGATGTGGTTTTCGCCGACGGCCGCGGCGGCCAACCCGTGGCTGAACACCTCGGCCGCCGTTCGTATCGACAACGAATCGGCCACGTCCGCCCAATACGAAATCGTCATCATCGGAGTTAAAGCCACATGATCTCCTCCGCCCCGCTGTCTGCCGGCTCCCAGTTCACCGACGTCCTGAACGCCGCCAGGGCCTACATCACGACCGCGAAGGTCGTGGCCGCCGATGGCCTGACGTGGGCCGAGTTCGGCGAGCTGCTGGTCGGCCTGCTCCGGCTGTCGGTCCAACTGGCCGACCTTCTCAACGTGCCCGGCGACCAGAAGAAGGCGGTCGTGATGGAAGCCGCTGCGGCGCTGTTCGACGCTGTGGCCGACAAGGCGGTCCCGCCGGTCCTGTGGCCGCTGTGGCTTGTTACCCGCTCGAGCGTGCGGGCGTTGGTCCTGGCCCTGGCGGCCGGGGCCGTGGAACAGATCCTGCCAATGGTGAGGGCTCGCTAATGCTGACCGCAATCCTGATCATCGCCGCCGCCCTGGTCCTGGGCGGGCGAGACCTATGGGCGAAGGTGGCCCCCATGGTGGCCGCCATCCCCCGCCCGGAGTTGTCCTGGCGGCAACTGGCCGCGGCGGCCCTGCTGATCGGGGCCGTGGCCGCGTTCCATCTCGGATCGCCCGTGACGCCGGCCCCCGGCCCGGCCCCGGTGCCCGTCGGGCCGATCAACCTCCGCGGCCTGTTCACCGGCCCGACGGGGGCGGAGGACGCTGCGGTCGTGTCGGCCCTGACCGGCGAGTTGGCCGAAGAGATCGAATGGGACGGCAACCAAGACGCCCCCCGGTGGAAGACCGGCGTGGCGGTGGACGAGCTGCGGCAGGCGGCCCGGGAACTGCGATGCCGGGGCGTGTCGATCGGTGCTCGCCAGCCGGCGGCCCGGGACGCGATCGCCAGGCACCTCGAGGCGGCTGTCGGCACGTCCGGCGGGCCGATCGACGCCGCGGCCCGGGCGGCGTGGGTGAAGGCCCTGCGTGAGATCTCGGAGGCGGCCGCCCGTGTCACGAACTGAATCCAACGCCCTCCGCCTGTTCGCGACGATCTTCCTGCTGATCCTCGGCGTGGGGGCCTACGTCTACTCGCGCGGCGGGCCGCAGCCCGTGGCCGACGCCGGCTTCGGATGGACGCCCAACCCCGAAGGGGTCCGCGAGTTCCTGGCCGAGCTGGGGGAGCAGCGGTATTTTTCGCAGGCCGCCCCCGAGGCCATGGCAAGGGCCAAGCACGTCGACACGTTCTTGTATCGGGCCATGGATCGCGCCCATCGGGCACGTTATGGCCAGCCATTTGTGGCGTGGAAACAGGGCATAGGAGATTGCGTCAGTTTTGGGGCCGGGGCGGCTGTTTTCTGTTCGGAGTCGATAACGTGGGATCTCGGTCAGATGGCCGAGCCGCCCATGGTTCCGTCGACCGAGGCGATCTACGGCGGCAGCCGGGTCGAGGCCCGCAACAAGCCGGAAGGGTCGGGCGGGTGGTCGGACGGGAGCTACGGCGGGGCCGCGGCTCGCTGGCTGCGGGACTGGGGCGTGGTCTACCGGCAGCCCTTCCCAGATCTGGGATACGACCTCACGACCTATTCGGCCGAGCGGGCCAAGCAATGGGGCAACTGGGGCGCGGGCGGCCAGGGCGACAAGGGCCGGCTGGACGCGCTCGCCAAGAAACACCCCGCTAGGCACGTCGTCGCCGTCCGCACCTGGGACGAGCTGGTGGCAGCGATCACCGCGGGCTTCCCGGTCACGATCGCGTCGAATGTTGGATTTGCCAGCCGCACCGACGAGGTCGGCGCGCTGCAGGCCCAGGGCCAGTGGATGCACCAAATGTGCATTGTTGCGGTGCGCTTCGCTGACAAGTCGCCGCCGGGCGTCAAGCCGATGGACGCCGCGCTGATCCTTAACAGCTGGGGGACAAAGTGGATCAGCTACGCCGGCAAGTATCCGGCCGACCAGCCCGACGGCAGCTTCTGGGCTACCCGCGAGGTCGTGGAGCGGATTTTGCGACAGAACGATTCCTACGCCATCGGGGACGTCAAGACAGGATTCGTCTGGCGTGACATTCACCACGGCAACTGGTTGGCCCCCGGCCCGATCGAAACCCTCACCTACCAGATCGCACCATGACCATCGACCGCAAACTGATCGCCGTCGCCCTGATCGCGTTCGCCATTGGCTGGGCCTGGTCCGGCTCGTCGACCGCCTGGTCGCCACGCAAGGACCGGCCCGTCGTGACATGGCTGGCCGGGGCCGCCAAGCGACTCCTGTGGATCGCGATCGTGGCCGACCCGCCCCCGGCGGAGGCCGAGGCACGCGCGGAGGCCCGCGTCGGGGAGGACGGGTTCAAGGTCGTTCAACACGGGAGGGGCTGGTGATGGAGATCTGGCGCTGGATCGTCGCGTGGTTGGTCTGGCTGTCGGCCGATCCCGTTTCCATCGACCTCGAGCGGCCAAAGGCGGCCGCCGCGGTGGCTGCGGCCCGCGCGAGCCTGGCGGTGGACGCCCCGGCCCCCACTCCCCCGGCCCCCGGCCCCAAGCCGCCGCGTCCGGCCGTGTGCAGCGAGTGCGGCGGCAAGGGCTACGTCGTGATGCCGGACGGTCACCGGATCGCCTGCGGGGCCTGCAAGGCCGAGACCTGCCCGGACGGCCGTTGTCCCACCCCCGGGGCATCGCCCGCGACAGTTTCACCGGCCAGGCCTGCGGGCGGGAGGTGACGGTGGGCGATGCCTCGGCGGTGGACACCCCCCTATCCGATCTGCGGGACGAGGTCAGGCGGCGGATGGGCCACCAGGCCACCGGCCTGGCCGACGCCTGCGACGAGGTGACGACGACCGTCGCCTACTTCTGGCCGCAGCGGTGGATGGCCGATCTGGCCCGCAAGGCGGACGCCAGCCCGTTCACCCTCGACACGGTCGCGGTGATCGAGGCCAAGGTCCGCGAGGATCTGGAGGCCCGGTTCGGGACCGACCGGAACACGATGCGGACGCTGGACCTGTTGGTCTCGGCGGTCGTGATCGAGATGTCGTCCATGTGGTTCGCCGGCGTCGAAGAGCGGATCGCCATGCGGCGGGCCATGTGGGTGGCCAGGACCGCCGGCCGCTAACCGGCCATGCCCGCCGCCACGATTCGCAGGACGATAATCAACAACTCGATCCAGACTTCGGCGTTCATTGTTTGGCCCTCCTTGGCCGTGGTTGTCAGGTGACAACAGGACTATCGGCCGTTGTCAGGTGACAACTTAAGCGCGTCCGCCCGGTGGACGAACAGAAGGCCGTCGATGACCACCGACCGGACGCGGCCCTCCAGGGCCAGCCGCCGCATGTATTGGCGGGACACGCCGGCCAGCTTGGCCGCGTTCGTGCAGGTGACGTAGTCGTCGGTGTCTATCCGCATGGGGGCGGATTGTACCGACGCTAGTCGTGAAACCACCATTTGGCCACGCGAAGACCGAGCAACCACACGGCCCCGCCAAACAGCGTCAGCCCGCCGTTGCCCATCATGGCGGTCTTTTGCGGCCCGTCAGCCTCTTGGCCGCCCATGATCATCAGCGTGAGACCAAGGACGAACGTCAGCAACGCGAACGGCTGCTGGATCTTGATCCTCTTCCGGGTCTGCTGAACGGTTACCTCTGCCATGTGCCTGCCTCCTCTGTTGCGGGGCCGTGGCCCCTCGAATGGTGGACGATACTACCCTTACGCCGCCCCGGCATCCACCGCCCCCGGCGGCGGCTCGATGTCGACCGGCCAGATTCGCGGCAGCAGCTGCCACGGGGCCGGCTGGCCGGCCTGGGTGATCCGGGGGTCGAGGTAGCGCCTCGTGACCTTTTCGGAGGAGTGCTGCAGGGCATCCCGGGCTGATCCGCCGGCGGCGGTCAGGTGGCTGGCGAAACTGCGTCTAAGCGCGTGGAACTGGACCTCCGGCCCGTCCCCGAGCCCGGCCCGACGGGTGATCACCTTCCACCGCTCGCGGAGGGCGGTGTCGCTCGCCGGCCAGAAGAACAGCGCCGGCTGATCGTGCCGGGACACCTGGTCGACGAGGTCGGCGACGTGGTCTGGCAGCTGGTAGGCCGCCGGCTTCCGGCTCCCCTTCCTGGCCGTCGCCGGCACGGCCAGCCAGGGCCGCGACCAGCCCGACCGCTCGACCCGGAGGACGGCCGTGATCCGCTCGCCGGAATAGAACAGGACGCCGAGCAGTGCCTGGAACCAGACCGGGG